GTGCTGACCTCTGCCATCGCCAGCCCGCAATATCAGGGGATTCGGCAGATGGGTGCTGAGCAGCTCCGCAATGCCTTGGCTGCCAATCGCGTAGACACCGCCGGGATGTCAGACGATGAAGTGCGGACGCGATTCCAGCGACAGGTGCTTGACAATGTCATTCAGTCCGTAAAGACCCAAGTTGGTCGCGGGTTCCCTGCTCCGCGTCCGACGGTCACTCGTCCATAACCCCTCCTCCCATGCCCACCGACAAGTCCCCCCTGATGCTCGTGGTGGCCGGCTTCTTCGGCAGCCTGATTGCCGTCGGCCGCGCCTCCCACGGCAACCTCCGCGACAACCTCCTCGCCATCTCGGCGGGGACCAGCAGCGCCTACTTCCTCACCCCCGTGGTCTTCGAGGTCACGGGGATTACGGCCAGCCAGCAGACGATGAGCGCGATGGCGTTTCTCCTCGGGGTGCTCGGCCAGCGCGGGGTCGAGATCATTATCGGCAAAATCTTCCCGGAGGCGAAAAATGCTCCAGTCGATTAACGCGCTGGCGAACGGGCTCATCTGCCTCGGCGGGCTGGCGTTCTATGTGATGCTCTTCACGAAGATTGGGGACGGGGTCAAGCAGATTGACCGCTTCGGGAAGACGAGCTACTACACCATCAAGGCGGCGCTGGCCTTGGTCATCTCGGGGGCGCTGCTCAACCTGCTCCTGCTGACCACGCCGCCCTTCTCCGAGGTGCTGATGAACCTCGGCGTCGGCCTCATCTTCGCGTGGGCGGCGGTGTGGCACGGGGTCAAATTTGGCGTGCTGACGGGCGTGCAGGCGATTGACCGGAAGACGGGCACGTTCCGAGTGCCCAAGTAATGCCGGACTTGACGCATCCCAGCCCGAACCACAACGTCCGGGGCAGTAAGTCCGTCAAGCTCATCGTGCTGCACGCCGACGCTTCCCCGAACGAGAAGGGCTGCCTGTCGTGGATCCAATCTTCCGAATCCAAGGTCAGCTACCATGTGCTCATTGGGCGCGATGGCACGGTCTACACCTGCGTGCCCTACGACCGCCGTGCGTGGCATGCGGGGAAGAGCGAATGGCATGGCGAGAAGGATGTCAATGGCATCTCCATTGGCGTGTCCTTCTCGAACCGGAACGACGGGAAGGAGCCGCTGACGGACAAGCAGAAGGTAGCAGCGAAGAAAGTCATCGCGGAGATTCGCGCCAAGTACGGGGCACTCCCGGTGACGACCCACGCCCAGATTGCCCCCGGCCGAAAGAATGATCCGGAGCAGGTGCCCGGGTTCTCCCTCACGGAGTATGTCTAATGGACCCGGAACTGTTGCAGCGCCTCAGAGGATTGCTGACCGCCCCGAGGAGCACGACCGAGGTGGCGATGCCTGCGGTGGAGGAGCGCCCCGGCGTGGTCGAGCGGGCGGCTGAGATGATTGCCAAGTACGAGGGGTTCCGCCCCGAGGCGTACCGCGATCCCCGTGGCAAGATGACGATTGGCTACGGGCAGGCGACCCCGGACATTCGGCCCGGGATGCAGACGACGGAGCCGGAGGCACGGGCGTTCCTGGAGGAGCGGGTGCGGGAGGACTCGGCCAACTTCGCGCGGCGTGGCATCCCGGTGACGCCCGGGGTGCTCTCAGCGGCCTACAACCTCGGGCGCGGGAATCTGGGGAAGTACGGCGTCCTCTCGGCGCTTCGTGGGGGGCAGTACGGCGAGGCGGCTGACCTGCTGGAGGGCGCGACGCGGGCAGGGGGACGGGTGCTCCCCGGCCTCGTGCGGCGGCGCCGTGAAGAGGCGGCGGACATCCGGGCCTCGCAGCCTGTGGAGCGCACGTCGCTGTTGCAGGACTTCCTGATGGCGCAGCGATAACCCCTCTTTATGCGAACGCGCATGGTCGACCTCATCTTCGTCTCACTGCTGTGGCTGGGGGTGGCGGCCGGCATCTTTTGGGTCACGACCCGACAGGCGCGGGACCAGGCTCGGGCAATCCAGTTGGCGGTGCAGGCGGCGGACAGCCTCCGGCAATCGGCCGACAGCGCCCGCGTGACCGCTATCCAGGCGCAGTACACGGCGAAGTCGGCGGGCCAGCGGGAGCGGAAGGCGGCGGGCGCACTGACGGCCCAGCTGGACGTGGTGCGGGATAGCCTAGACGCGCTCCAGCAGATTCAGCAGGATAGCGCCGCCAGCTTGGACTCGGTGCGGCAGGCGCTGAAGGGGGCCATCCATCTGGCGGACACCCTGAGTATACAAGTTTCGATATATATGGCCGCCGTGGATACGCTCCGGGATAAGCACGCCGAGGAGCGCCGGGCGATGACCGTGGCATTGGAGAAGGCTGATACCGCCCTCGCGCATCAGGACGCGCTCATCCGTGCCCTCCGCAAACAGACCGAGTGTCGCGTCCTCGGGATGCGCTGTCCCTCGCGGGGGACGATTGCCGTGACCGGGCTGATGCTCGGCGCCCTCTTGACACGATAGCGTCAATCACGCATCGTGGGCGTGACCACCACTGGTTGACGCCACCCCATCCCCTGATTATGACGAAGGCGCTCCGGCGAATGATCGCGTGGACCGACGAGGAGACGGCACAGGTGCTGTCCCGCGTCGAGCAGGAAGGCGCACAGGCGTGCCACGCGCACGCGGCGGCTACGGGCCGCTCCTCTGACGCGGTGCGGATGCATGTGCAGCGCAGCCACCGCGACGCCTACTTGGAGGCGCTGGCGGTCTGGCGCAACAAGCGGCTCGAAGCTGGGGCGATTACGGCCCGGAGCAAGCCGGGGAGGGAGGAGCGCGGCACCGAGGCGTGGTGGAATGAGTTCACCCCGGTGCAGATGCCAGCCCCGACCCTGCGCCCCACGAAGGTCGAGGCGGCGCGAGGGGTCACGGTGGTCGCCTCTGACTTCCACTTCCCGCTGCAGGATGACGCGGCCGTGTCGGTCTTCCTCCGGACGGTCGAGGAGCTGAAGCCCGCACGGGTGGTCCTGAATGGCGACTTGCCTGACCTGCTGGCCGTCTCCAAGTACCCGAAGGACGTGCGGGCGACGTGGAAGCTGCACGAGGAGGCGGTGGCCTTCCACGGCTTCCTGCGGGCGCTGGAGGAGGTAATGCCCGCCGACGCCACTCTCATCGAAATCGACGCCAACCACAGCGGGGACGGGATGGAGTCCCGCTGGTGGCGTTATCTCTCCGACCGCATCCCGGAGCTGCTGACCACCCGCGAGGGGCGGGAGCGGATGAGCTACCCGACGTGGTGGCACCCGGCGTGGAGCCGGATTCGGATGGCCCCGGAGCTGGTGATCGCCAACGAGCTGCTGATTACCCACGGCACCTATGTCCGGCGGGGTGGTGGGATGAGTGCCCGCGCGCACGGCGAGAGCTATCTGGCCAGCGTGATGCACGGCCACACGCACCGACAGGGCTCCTCGATGCGCCGTGTGCCGGCGGTCGGGAGCCGGTCGGAGCAGGTCATCCGCACCTTCGAGACGGGGTGCATGTGCCGCCTCGATCCCGGCTATGTGCAGATGCCGGACTGGACGCAGGGGTTCGCCATCGTCACCGAGGGAGACGGACGCTACGCGGTCGAGCTCGTGACCGTTGAAGATGGGGCGGCCTGTGTCGGGGCGCTCGGGAAGACGGTGCGTGCCTAAGGCACCCCGCAAGCGCTGGCCAGCCATCCCCAAGCGCGTGGCAGGGCTGGCGGGCCCCATCACGGTCACGGTGCGCCGTGGGGCCCTGACGGCCCCAGACGGCGACGACTGCTGGGGGCTGTACCTACCCCCTAAGCGGCGCATCCTGCTGGCTGGGGGGATGCCTCCGGCGCTCCGCTGGCACACGCTCATCCACGAGTGGGCGCACGCCTGGCTGATTGACGCGGGGCTCCCCAACCTCCTGCACGGCGAGACGGAGGAAGAGCTAAACCGGAACGTCGAGGTTGTCTGCGATACGCTGGCGACAGCGCTGGTCCGGTCGATGACCACGGCGATGAACCTCGATCCGATGGAACGCAAGACGTAGCACATTTGTCATACATTGTCACACCAGTCCCCACACTGGTCCTCTGCTGATTCGTCGGCATGTCCGTGGGGTTTCGGCGCAGACCCCCACCCTCACCGGTGGGGGTTTTGTGCATCCCTGAGGCAGGGTATTGACTTGTAGGAGTCCGCATCATAGACTTGGTCCTGAGCACATTGCTCATCACACTCTCTTTCAGGAGAATCGTATGGCGTTTCACAAGTTGTCGGATGGCCCCATCACCATGACCATCGGTGCCGTCCGCTCGGCCGAGGGCAAGTTCGGGCCGCAGATGGTCTTCAGCTCGACCGAGGGCACGGATGTCTTCATCTCGGAGCTGTCGGGTGCGAAGGGGCTGGCCCGCCTCAACCTCGACCAGGACTCGGTCATCGGCAAGACGCTGGCGTTTGAGCAGATCAAGAAGGATGGCAAGACCTTCACCAACATCAACCTCGCCTCGGCGGGGGCGGTGACGGCGACGGCCAGCACGGCGTCGGCCGCGAAGGCGACCCCGGCGCTCTCGTTCGACGACGCGGTGGCGCTCTACGCCAAGTGCGTGCAGGCCGCGATTCAGCATCTCGGCAAGGCGTGCGAGGGCGCGGAGATCCCGGTGGACGGGGCCGCGATTCAGGCTGCTGCCGCCACGCTGTTCATCCGCACCAGCAAGTAA